TTTGAATGAGATCCGCATTCCGGTCCATCAACTGCCGGACACGGGCGGACATGCGGAAATGATAGGTGACCACCCCCATTTTCTCAAGCCACAGCATGCGGGCATGGCCATAGACTTCGGCCGCCTGTGGCGTTTCGCGCAGCTCCGACACGAATTCCGGGATCACCCCCGCGAAATCCGCCAGATGCGGCCTCAGGTCGGATTGCGGGTTGCGCGCCGCGCGCCAGATCGAGCCGCCCGGGGTGATCGCGGTAATGGATTGCCCCGAATGCCGGAACAGCACCGAGAGGTCATCGGTCGAAAGCGTGGATTCGGTGATGTGGCTGTGAAAGAAACTCGCACCCGGACCGATCTCCATACCGTCCAGCGCCACGAAATCCGGCCGGTCGATCATGGCAGTGCGCATGCCGGTCGGGTTCGAGGCCGCATCGGTGATCACCAGCGTCTCGCGCCCATCGCCCACCCGGCGCAGCCGCAGGCCCTCAATGATGCCGCGTTCCGAGGTGCGACGATCCGGGGCGAGGTCCGGGGTCATCCGGTCCCAGTCCTGTCCGAGGTCGAGCCAGGCGGCGCCCGGATTGGTGTCGAAGCCCGGATTGATGCCAGCGGGCACCATGAAACTCTCGCCCGTGCGCTTGTTGGTCCAGGGCTCTTCCTCCAGATCCAGCGGCGGCGACACGGTCTTGCCCTCGCGCTGCATCTGGCCTTCGGTCAGCTGGCGCACGGTGCAGCCGCAGAAGTAGCCGTTTGGCGGGTAGATGCGCTGCCAGACCGGATCATCGACATGCCAGATCTTGCCATGGAACCGGGCGTGATCGTGGCGTTTGGTCGGCCGCTCGATCTGCACATATTCCAGATAGGGAAAGGCGCGCTTGGTGCGCTGGATGCGCGCCCAGTGCCCGGCCGCGTGGGCGGTGCGCATATTGGTGTCGAAGATCGTGCGCAGGCGGCGCATCGATCCCAGCTGCACCTCCTGCGTTTCCCCGGTCAGCGGGTCGGTCTGGATCGACCGGCCCCACCAGCCCAGTTCCTTCAGGCGCGGCGCCAGATCGGTCGAGGCCTGCTGAACCGTCTTGCCCTCGGCCAGCAGCCGGTCAACCTCTTCGCGGATTGCGGTCAGGACATCGTCCCGCATGGCCTTCGCCACCACGAAATCCCGCGCGTGTTCCTCGCGGAAATGATCGAGGTGATGAAACCGCTGAAGCTGCGGCGCAAATCCCTTGCTGCGGAAATACTCGATCGCTTCCCGATGAGGCAGCGCCTTCAGCTCGATCTTTGCCATGGTCAGTCCCTGATCTCGGCGCCGGTCTCGCCTGCCAGCCTCGCCGCGAAGGATGATCGGGTCAAGAGATCCAGCACCGGCCCCGGTGCCGCATCGCGGAAGACGGCCAGAATGTCCTGCACCTCATTCATATCGCGCGCGCGCGCGAGGGATTCGAGTAATTCGCCAAACTCGGCCTCCATGGCGCGCTGCATATCACCGTCCCGCAGCAGCTCGTCGATCAGCGTATCGATGCTGTCGCCGTCAGGATCAGCGTGCCGGGAAGCTACCTGCCGCGCGTCGGGCGGCGGTGCTTCCGCAGGCGGGACAACCGGCGGCGGCTCGGGCGGGGCTGGTGGTGTCAGAACCTCTTCGCCGTCTTCCGGTTCGCGCAGGGCGAAGACTTCGCGGATCTGGCGGACCGCGATCTTCAGCCCGGCTTTCGGGCCACGCTCCATCAGGTCCAGCATCAGTTTCGGGTCCACCGATTCCGGCGGCGGGAAGCTGATATGGGGCAGCGGCGTTCCATCGGGGAAATTCAACCGGCGGAGTGCCCCGGCGATGTCCCGTTGCAGCGTCGCGGCCAGCTGCTCGGCATCGGCGTCGCGGATATCGTCGCGCACCTGTTCGTGGATCTTGCCGACCGCATGGCCGCCCGCAATGGCGTCGGTGGTAGCGACCTGACCCAGAACGCCCTTGGAGATCTGTTCATCCCAGTAGCGGGCATTGCCCTCATACATCTTGTCCGCGCCATTGGTGGCGCCGGGCACGACTTCGAGATCCATGTCCTTCGGGATGATCGCCGCCATATCGACGCCGATCTGTCGCGCGGCCTTCAGCAGGGTGCGGCGATCCTCGGGCGAGCTGGTCGGCCCGTATTTGCCGAGGCGAAGCGGGTGGCCATAGGCTTCGAGGAAGATGGCCCAGTCCTTAAGGGTGTAGTTTTTGAAGAGATAGGCCCATCCCGCGAGCCGCGCGAGGCCACCCCGGATCGGCAGGCCGGATTTGGCCTTGGCCAGATGAATGACGAAACTGTCGGCGCGCAGGGGCTGCGGCCCGGCGTTATCGCGCAGATAGAGGTAATTGCCGTTGGTGCCGTCGAATTCGAACCAGGACGGATCGACCCATTCCAGCCCTGCGACGCGCAAGCCCTTGCCCTCACGCTCCCAGAGGATTTCGCAGACGGAAAAGCTCTTGCCGAGCGCATCCATCATGTCGATCAGCGTGGTGCGCACGGCGGCGGATTCCAGCGTCTCGCGGGTTATGGCCGCAAGCTCATCGGCAGCGCCGCCCTTGCCGCCCGGATCGACCTGCAATTCCAGCGACCGGATCGCCCGCTTCCTGACGCCCAGCACGGCGGCATAGTGCAGATCCTTTTCCTCCATTTGCTCCGCGAACTGGAGGTATTCGGTCGCATCCCCGGTTTCCGCAGTGCGCAGGATACGGGCCAGCCGCGGCGGGGTCAGGCCATCGGCCGGGTGCCCCGCCTGGATCGAGCGCACCGACCCCACGGTCGCGGCCGCCTGCCGTTCCAGCAGGTCACGGGTCGCCGCGCGCTGCATGGGCCTGCCAAATTGATCGAGTAGTGCCATTACCATGCCCCTACGCCCCAGCGCCCGCCGGTGGCCTCTTCTTCATCATCCGTGTCAGGATCGGCCCAGCGGCTGCGGGTGCCGGGCACGGCCTCATATCCAAAGCTTTCCGGCCCGAGGTTCGCGGCTGAGACCGCCAGCGCCAGCGCCCAGAAGCGGTCAGCGTGGCCGTCGCTGTCACCGTCCGCCACCAGGCGCCGGATGCCGGTGACGCCAACCTGCGACTTGATCGAGTGCAGATCGGCGCGCAGCACCGGGTCGCCCGCCGGGATGCGGGTCTTGCGGTCCTGCATCGACTCCTTCAGCGTCGTCGCCATATCGAGCTTGGCGGCCGCGCTGAACAGCACGCCCTGGACGCGATCCTCGCCATGATTGCGCTTGGCATCCTCGACCGGCTTTTCGCCCATGCCGGTCTGGTCCATCGCCACGCCCACCACGCGATACCGCTTCATCACGCTGGCCAGCAGTTCATCCTGGCGGGCAAAGCTGATCCGGCGTTCCGCGATGATCTCGCGCACCATCAGCACCTCGCCCACCAATTCGGCCACCACGATCACGAAGAGGTCATTCCGCGCGGCGATATCGACGCCGACGAAGCACAGCCCACCCATGTAATGTTCGGGCAGGCCTGCGGTATTCGCCTCGCAGGCGGCAATCAGGTCGTAATCCAGCCAGCTGGACGCCTCGTCCAGCCATTGCAGCTCGTATTCCTGCGCCCAGGCATCCGGGTCGGCCATGCCCCGGCGGAGCATGTCGATATCGCGATCCAGCCCTTGCCGCACCGCCTCATAGATATCGACCACATGGCGCGACCAGACCGAATTCTCGGCCGTCATCAGCTCGTAGAACTTGTTCCCCTTGCCGTTGGGGGTGGAAATCACCCGCAGCTTCAGCCCCGATCTGGAAATGACCGGGAACAGCGCCGCCCAGATCTCGCGCGATTTGGCATGGAAGGCGAATTCGTCGAGGATCACATTGGCCGAGAATCCGCGCGCGGTGTCGGGGTTCGCGGGCAAGGCCGTGATCCGCGAGCCGTTCGGGAAGGCCACTTCCAGCTGCTTGTAGACCGCATCCGGGCCTTTCTCTTGCGGGGCGCGAAACTCGCCCTCGTGAAAGGTCGGCTCTCCCCCCTTCAACAGGGTGTTATAGACCTCGTAATA